TTATTCCGAAGGTGCCTCGGTTTCATACTCGATCGAGAGTGTGAGCGTGTCGCCGTCATCCCAGGTATGGGGCACCGTTGCAGACCAGGCATCGGCTACGTCATCGGTGAAGCATTCGATCTGATTTTCGCCGGCGAGGACGCGGCATGAACCGACCCGCCAGCGCGAACCGGTCGCGTCGCGGCCCACGACGCTGCCGATCGCCGTTGCCGCCGCATTGCCGTCGAGCGGGGAGGGCAGCGTGAAATTCCATGCGCCCGAGCCCATCGTCGTGTCAGCGCCGATCGTCAACGTGATCGAAACCCGCTGTATCGGGCCGATGCTGATTACGCGCCCAGTGAGCGTGCCATTCTCCAGCGCCGGGGCCGACGAAGCCGCGCCCCATACCGGCGTGACGTCCTCGCCCTCGATCTCGGCAAACACCTTCGGCGCGATCCCAGGCGCGAGTGCATCCTCGAGATCGCTGAGCCGCGTCGTCGTCAGATACGTGAAGACGCGCGACAGCAGCGTCGCCACCGAGCGCAGCCGGCCCTTGTGCGTGACGTCCGATGGGTTCGGCGCGTTCGGCGCGTTGACAACGATTCCCTCGACATCATCGACGGCCTCAGGGGCCTGCGGCAGATTCGAAAGCGTCGTCATGACGAAGATCTTTCATTCTTTCGGGGTATCGCGTGCTGATTTTCGATCACGCGGTCGATGCGCTCGTTCAGGTGCGTCAGGTTGGTGTTGATGGTCTGCAACGTCGCCGAGACCGTCTCCATCGTCTCCCGGAAACCCTGTTTTGAGATGTAGTGCTCCGCGACATAGGTCCGGTACTCGGAGAGCTGCATTACGGTCATGGACGATTGAGCCGAGATCGTCTGGATTCGCCCCTCGAACTCTTTCCGGACGCTGTTGATGTGGCTTTGCATCCGCCACCACGCTGTTCCCGCAAGCCCAAGCACCGCGACGATCAGCCCCAGCAAAGGAAGTTGCGCCTCCGTCATGCTGCGCCCCCACGGTTACCCATCACGCGCAGAACCGTATTCCCGCCCATGTAGAGAGCGAGGTAGAGCCCGGTTAGCGTGATCAGGGCATCGAACGGAGCGAGCGGGATCGTGTAGCCGAGCATGCCGTTGAGGATGACCGGGATGCCGATCAGGTTCATCGTCCAGAACACGGCCAGCAACCACATGATCGCCGGCCGCCAGCCCCAGCGGAAGAACGGGCCTTGGTCGGCGCGCTCCAGGATGCGCGCCATGTCGGCCTGCTCCTGCGCGAGCAGCTCCAGCTTGTCGCCGGCATCGGCCTCATAGCGCTTCAGCGTCTTCGCAACGTCCGCCGGATGCTGCTCGATCGCCTCCTCAACCGCACGGGGCGAGGCCGCGACGCCGAGCTGCGATGCGATCTCGCGTCCGACACTGGCAGCGATCGCGCCGCCCGGCCCGCCGATCGCGCCGGCGAGAATAGTCAGCCCTGCCTCTGTCAGCGGGCGCGCCAGGTGTTGCCATGAATTTCGCATCAGATATCTCCCAAGGTCTCCCGCATGGCCTGCGCCGCGTCATGGCGAGCGCGTCCGCGCAGCGCCAGAAAGTAGCCGAGCCCAACCAGCGCGATCGCGACGACGACCAGTACCGCGATCTGCACAGGATCCTCGATCATCAGCGGGGCAGAGCCGCCGCTCGCCGCGCCGCCGGTCGCGCTGCCGGCAGCTGCCCGATCGTCTTTGGAGGCGCGCTTGTCGATGTCGGATGCATCCCCGAGGATCTCCGCCTTCTTCTCGCCGGCCCAGAGAAGCCCGAGCGCGCGGATCTCACCGACGCGCCGCCCCCAGCCGCGCCCGAACGTGCTCCAGGTGCGCAGGCCCTGCAGGAAGCCCAGGCGATCATCGGTCGAGCGCTTCACGGTCACCTTCGGATCGGCCTTCTTCGTCGCCGCGACGGTGAGGGGGCCGACTTGCCCGTCAGGCGTCGCACCGACGGCTCGCTGCAGCCAGCGCGCGCCGCGAGCGGGGCCGGAATTCACCGATGCATCGAAGGTCACAAGATTGACGCCGTGAGGGAGATCATCGCCGCGAACCACGTCCCAATAGTTCGCCTTGTAGATCGGTGCCACGTCCTTGACCTTCAGCGCCTTGACTTCCGCCTTGGTGGCGGGGCGCCCGAGCCAGTCCGACAGGGTACCGATCGTGACGCCCTTATTTGTGGCGCCACCGGGATCGCGCGGGTGATCCACATAGCCGCCCTCATGTCGAAGAATGACCGGCAGTGCCGCGTCGAATGAGCTCATGATTGATGTCCCCGCTATCTCGCACCACCCTGCGCAGGTCGCGGCGGGGGCGCACCGCACAGCGATGATGGTGCAATCATGACGGGTTGCGGTCGCGGGGTTCAGAAAGGGGCGCTAACGTCCTTGGTGGCTACGTGGCCAGACGCGCGCCGTCACCGCGCGGGAGAGCCCGGCGGGCGGATCGTCGTCATGTGTCAGCTGTTAGAGAGTCGCGGCGAGGATAAACAGATCGTCCACCTCTGACTCGCTCAAGCCCAGCGCCACGCGCGCGCCTTCGATAAACGGATCATTGCGCATGATCACGGTGGCATATTCCCATGCCTCCCGCGCCTCATCGTCGAGATCTGCGGCGTAGGCATCGGCCTGCGCTTTTAGCCCTGCCTGTCGCAAGGCGCGGCGGATCTGGAGCGGGGAGACGGATCGCGGAACAACGGGCGGCGGCGCGACATATGGCGCAATCTCGCCGGCTTCGCCCGCCTGGAGTGAGGCCCAAACCGCGCGTGCATGGCTTAGCGTATCAGCGTTCATTGCCGTAAACGGCAGCCATTCATCCGGCATGTGCGAAAACCGCGCCATGCAATTGATCACCGAGCCGTCTTCTCGCGCGTAGCGCGCCGATCCATTCTGTATTTCGAGCAATTTGAACATCACGAAATCCTCTGAAACACGCCGATGCGATACGTGGAGTCCATGCCGCCGCTTAAATTCCGCCATGTGCCGCTCAATGTGCCTCCATTGGCGACGAAATTACCACTATCATCCAGAGAGCAGGCGTTTAGTTCAGACCCGGACCGCGTCGCGCCTGAGGAGGTATCAGTGCCATCAGTCCGGGCCAGCACGAACGACCCGACCTTATTATAGCCAACGTCTACCGCCGCTCCGGCAGGCAACTGATTCGTGCCGGTGCCCCGTATCAGGTTGTTGCCTGCCGCGAGGTTCGAGCCCGAGAGGTTTGTCGCCACCTCGAATGACGTACCCGATGGGCTGAATGCACCAGCATCATTGCTGTCAATGATATTGCCAACAATTGCGCCCCGGCATAGAACGCCATTGTTTTCACGTAGCTCGATACATGCTTTTGAGTTTGGCGAGAAAGGCGAAACTGTTGAAGCTGTATTAAACGGCCCGACGTTGTTGTTGATGATCTGAATACCATCCATCAAATAATCCTTGCCGCCGACTTCTCTACTGATAGCAAGAATTCCTCCGCTGTAAAAATCCTTTATATCGCACAACGTTATTTGTGTATCATTTGCGCCAACAAGATTTATCGCAACATTGCAACCTCGAATACGAACGCCATGAACCTTGCTTCCAGTCGGATACGCGCCTAACCCAGCAAAGTTTGACGTTGTTGCGATCTGAATACCATCGACCTCGTCGCCGGAATTCTGGTCGCTGGTTTCGAGGATCATTCCACCCGTGATGTGGATGTAGTCGCTATCACAGCGATAATGCAACGCGAAGACGCCCTGACGCCCCGCATCGACTGATGTGCAGTTGTTGTAATGAGCGCGGCTTCCTTTGGCGTTCGCGAATTTGCCACCCTGCATATAGCAGTTATCAACAAGCCACGCAGACGAACCGGTTGGAGGTGCCAGCGCATCGGGAACGGTAATATCCAACTCGCCGTCTGCATAGATGTTGAAATAGCCGGCGCGCGTTGAGCGGCAGTTCTGGAAGCCCGAGAACGCCGAGCGGTAGCCGAACAGGTTGCGGTAGAAGCGATCAACCGTAACGCCCTTCGCCCAGCAGTCGATACACCGCGCGATGATAATGGCGCTGGCCTCGCCGTCGCCGGTCACGAATGTCGTGTTGCCGACGAATTCGCCGCCGATGAATTTGCACCCCTGAGAGCGATAGAAATAGAACGTGTACCCGTCTGCCGTGCTGGCGTCTGCTATGAACCGAACGCCGAATGCAATGATCGTCAGCCCCACGCGGTCACGGATTGCGAGTGCTGCATCCTGCGGTGTGTCGATTGCCGCGTCGCCGTCTGCGGTCCACCACGCCGAGGGATCGACGGGGAGGCTTTTGATCGCATATTCGCCGGGCGGGATCACGAGAACCGAATTGTCAGGAGCGGCATCAATCGCCGCCTGCAGGGCCGTGACAGCGTCGCTGGTCCCGTCGGTCGGCAGGTCGGCAGCCTCAGTCCAACCAAAGCCTCCTCCGCTGGACGATGCGATCCACTCCGTGTCGTAATCATCGCCGCTCGCCTTTGCCAGCACCTGGCCCTGGTCGCCGCCTGTCGGAATGCCTACGCCGTCCGCGCCATCCGGCCCCTGTGGTGCGTTCGACCATGTGCCGCTGCCGGTGGAGTACACGCGCTGCGTTCCATCCGGGCGGACGTACCATTCTCCGCCGGTCAGCGCCGCCCCGTCGTAGCCGGTAGCCGGGTCCGACGCCAACTCGCCGAGATATACAGAAAGCACGTCGTTTCGTGCCCCTACAGCTTGATCGCGTGCTGTGCCTGCGATTTCAGCACTCAGACCTGCGCTAGAGACGGCGTCATCGAGATCGCCAAGTCCCTCATCCATACGATTCTGCCGGCGATGCTGCTCCCGCGCGATCGCCGTCAACGTGTTCAGCTCGGTGTTATGATCTCGAGCAGGGACGCCGCGCCCCTCTGCGAACTGACTGACGCGCCGCGGCGCACGACGGCCTTCGATCACCAGATGGCCGGAGATCGATTCGTCGAATGTCAGCTGAAGCAGGTACGTGTTCGGCGCACCGTAGAAGCCCGGATAGGTGGTCGCGGTCGCGGTCCATCCGCCAACCTCCTCACCATCCAGCGTCACATAAAGATCCGCGCCGGTTTCCTCGAAGACCGGAAACGGCACATCATAAGGGCCGACCCCGTTGGCCGAGGGATATTCGACGATGCGGTCAGCGTCAGCGATTGATGGCGTGCTCATGCCGCAACGATTGCGCTGCCCCGCTCGCAGCGCACCGCACAGCCATCAGCGCTGATCGAGCGGATCGATGCCAAGCGACTGGTTCACCCCGTCCTCGACCTCGTTGAGCAGGCGCCGGATATAGAACAGGTTCTGGTAGGGCGCCAGGCGGCGCAGGTTCGCGGTGTCGCGGGCGTTCCAGCCTTCCTCGCCGAAGGGCGCCGATGTCAGACCTGTAACCGTGTTGATCTTGCCCACGGTTGGGCCCATCGCCCGTTCGAGCACCGACCGGCTGGAAAATCGCTGCAGCGGACGATCGGCGCCGATGAGCCGATAGGCATCGATCCCGCCGGATGTGGCCTGGGCCGTGATCGAGTTCGCCTCTTCCAGCCAGCCCAGAACACCCGAGCGCGAGATGCCTTCCTTCACCCAGTCCTGTGGACGCTCCGGGAACCCCTTGCCCGAATTGATCGAGTAGAGCGCGGAAGCGACCATGCCGAGCGAGATCATCGTCATGAACCCGGCCAAGGTGTGCGCATCGCGACGTTGCAGGTTCGCCAGCAGGATGCGCTCCGTCGCGCCCATGATGAAACTCTTGTGCTGCCCGATCAGGCCGAGGATCGGCGTGGACATCCACAGCGGCTTTTCCTGCCCGGGATTGACCACCGTGATATCCGCCTCCCGCGCAACGGCACCCTCGAACGCCCGGCGCGCCGCGGCATCCTGCCAGTCCGCCGTGTTCGGAAGGTAGACGCCATCGACCACCTCGCCACCGCGTTCGAACTCACTCCAGACACGGCGCGCAAGGTTCTGATCGATGCCGGATGACGCGAGATCGCGGATCTGTTTCGCGCTCGCCTTGCCCTGACTGACAGCCCGCGCAGCGCGGAATATCTCGTTGCCCGAGACGATCGAGGCGATGGTGCGCGTCATGTCCGTCCAGGGTGCCTGAAGGTTCAGTATCTGCGAGCCCTCGCCGATCACCTGCATCGTGCGCTCGATGCGCGATTCGGCGCGGTAGCTCGCCGAGATGTCGTTGATCGAGCGCGAGCGGGTAAGCAGAGCCATCTCGACGCCGATGCCCATCGCCCGGTATTGCCGCTTTGCCTGCGCAAACCCATCCGACGCGCCGACGAGACCGCGCACGAACGGGCGCCAGGCATCGCCGAACACCCGCGTGAAGCCCCATCGAAAGATCGGATTGCCGAGGTCCGGGATCGACGACACTGTCGCACCGCCGAGATCCACCGCCATGTTGAAAAATCGCAGGAACGAACCAATGCGGCCGGCATGGCGCGATGTCGCATCCCCTCCGGATGCGTAGACACCACGAATGCGATCGCGGATCCCGGCCAGCGCCTTGATGTCGCGATCACGCTGCTCGATGATCTGGGCGGAGCGCCTGGGATTTTGCGCTATCAGTTCCTGCGCCTGTTCGTTGATCTGCTTGATCTGATCCGTCAGGTTGAAGTCGCCGAACCGCTCGGTCAGGACGATGTCCGGCACGGTGCCGTGCATGAAGCCGCGCACACCTTGAAGCGCTGAATTGTCGAGCACCCCGAGGTCGTCGAGCACTTCATCAGGGATCATGAATTCGCGGGAGGCGAGGGCGCCACGCGGGCGATCGCGGCTTGATGCCCCGGCTGCACCGCCCGTGCTGGCCTCATCGTAAGGCAGCCTCCCATCGGGCGTCGAGATGATGCGATCGTAGATCTCACCCGCGCGCGCCTCCAGCTCCTGCCGCGACATATCCCGATCGGACCCGATGATGCGCCGAACGGCAGAACGGATGTCCCGATCAGCCCCGCGCAGCCGGGGGGCGTCCGCCGAGCGCCCGGCCTCCGTCGCCGCCTTGTCCCGCGCCCGGATCGACGACAAAGCATCGCGAGCGCTCTTGCCGCCCCACTGCTCGATCTCGGTTTCGATCGCCCGGTACACCGATTCCTCGTGTGCCCGCGCGATCGCCATCATCTCGTCCTGAAGAGCACGGCGCTCTGTAGCGATATCTTCCTGCCGCGACAGCTCATCCATGCGCCGATCACCGCGACCTCGTACCCGCTGAACCTCATCAAGCCGCGCCTCGTCCTGGCCGAGCCGTCGATCAACGGTATCGGCCCGGCGCCGTGCCCGCTCCGCCACCTCCCGGATCTCCTCCACACGATCGCGCGCACCCGACAGCGCTCCCTCGGCACTTTCCAGGCGCACACCCGCTGGGATGGGATCGGCGCCGGGCGCATCGAACCGCTCCGGTCCGGCCGGCATGCTTTCCTGATTGTCGAGCATGAAGCGGGCATAGTCGCGCCGGCTGTTGAGGGGATAGCCGCTCTCTTCCATCGCGCGTCGGATATCGTCGATATCCTCGGTTACGCGCAACAAATCCTGCTCGTCCGGCGCAAGGCGGGATTCGACAAACCAGTGCGGCTCGGTGCCGCGCAGCGAGGCATCGATCATTTCCAGCACATCCGCCTCGGAAGGGCGCTCCGGAAACATCCAGTGGAATTCGTCGGCAAGCCGCTCGCCGATCTCGTCGATCGAGGAACCGTTGTTGCGGTTCAGCAGGCCCGGCCTCGCTTGCGGGGACCCGCCCATCATGGCCCGCACGTCGCCGCCCTGGTCCACGATCCCGCCGGCATCCACGATCCACTGAACGAACGACGGGACCTTGGGAGGATTGCGGCGACCCACCACCATATCGGCGACCTTGCCGACGAAATCATCGGCCAGATACGCATCCTCTTCGGCCTTGCGCGCCCGTTCGAGATCCTTCTCGCTCATCCGTGAGCGCGCTTCCTCCCGGCGCAGCGCCCGCACATTCGCCTCGAGGTCCGCGATCCGTCCCCGCAATTCCGGCGCCACGGTCTGCGATCGGAAGGCCGCGACCGCTTCCTCCAGCTCGGAGAGCGCTTCCGCCTGGTCGGCCACACGCTCAGTGAGGACCTCCTCCCGGTTTGCCGCATCACGCGTCGCCATCTGCCGTTCGGCCTGCCGTGCATCGAGCTCCGCAAGCCGCCGCTCGGAACGGGCGACCCGGTCCTCGACCTTGCGGACCTGATCAGCAACGGCGCGGCGCTGGTCGTCGAGCGCTTCGATCTTGGCCTGGATATCACGCTTGCGGGTCTGCTCCGCCTCCAGCCAGTCGGTGACACGTCGCCGGACTTCCGGTGCGCGCGCCTTCATTGCCTCCCGGTTATAAGAGCGCATGAAGTAGGATTCGGCAGTCGAAACCTCGACCCCCTCCGGGAGCAGGCCTTGCGCGATCGCGCGCTCCTTCCAGGGCTCGAACACGTTCTGCCGCACCCAGCGTGCCACATCAGCGACTTCCGGAACTTCATGGCGATCGCCGGCGCGCATCGCTCGCCCGACTTCCTCGTCGAAACGCCCGAACGACAGCTTGCCGCCGGCACCGGTGCCGCGCATTTCGTCGAGTGCGTCACGCTGCCGTGCGAACCACGGCGCCGATTCCCGCGAGCCAAACCGGTATCGGAGCCATGCGTCTTCGATCACGTCATCCATCGCGACGAGTGTTTGCCGCTGAGCGAGTGCGATCTCACGCTCGGCAGCCGGGCCGCCCGCGCGCGTCGGTGTGACGCCACGCTGTGCATCCACGCTCATCAGCGCCGATTCCGCGAGATCGCTCACCGCGCGACGCGATGCGACGTTTTCGCTCGCCAGCAACCGGTGCGTCGGTGACATGCGCTCGAATGCGGTGCTCAGCCATGGCACTTCGCTCAGGCCGGTCGATGCGAGGAGCCCGGTTCGCCGATCCGCCATAGCCGCACCGGCATCGCGCATCGCCGACACGTCCATATTCGCCGGATCGCCGGCAGGGCGGACGGCATCGTCCGGCATATCCGGAACGCGCGCGCCATCGCTCGAAAGATCGGGCATCTCCGTTCGCCCATCGGATCCATCGGCAAGGCCGGTTGCCTCGTCCGGGGCCCGGCCCTCCATCCGCCTGATATCCGCAGCCAGTGCCTGATCGAGGGCTCGGCGTTCCGCGCGGGATAGCAGCGACGCGGCACCACCACCGAGCAGGCCAGAGAGGATCGTCGAGGCTCCGATATTCAGCGCCATCTCTTCACGCGTGCGTGTCTCCTGCGTCATACCGAGAACGCCCTCGGCAAAACCCGCAGCCGCCGCGCCTGACCTGCCCACACTCATGGCTGTTCGCCAGATCGAGACACCTCCGCGCGCGGCGCGATAGAGGCTGCCACCCGGAAGAAGTATCGTTGGATCGATCAGGCCACCCGCGACGGACGCCACGACACCCGCGAACCCGGAGGCCGCCAGCGTTTCGCGGTTCTCGTTCTCCTGGTCGATGCGACGCATGATGTGCTCGGTTTCGGCGGCAGAACGCGACGTGACGAACCGGTCGAGATAGTTGCCCTCATATGGCGTTCCCCGAAGATGCTCGACCGGGTCATAATCCTCTTCGGGCTCGAACGACTGATAGTCGCGCAACACCCGCGCGGGACTGGCAACGATGTTTTCCTGTCGAAAGCCAGCGGCCAGAGTGTCGCTCAGCGCCGGCCGTTCCGGCTCCTCCTCCATCGGGAGGAGGTTTCGGGCGCGCGGGTTCTCTCGCTCAAGGAACGGCATCAATCCATCTCCCGCCGGCGCTGATCGAGCGCTTCCATGCCACGCCGTCCGCGATTGAAATCAGGATCGCCGAGACGTTCCTCCGCCTGCTCACGACCGGCGCGCTCCGTTTCGAGAAACTGCCGACGTTGATCGGCGGCGCGCATACGTGCCGGCATCATTGCCTTGTCGAAATCGGCCCGCCAGGTCAGCACTTCGAGCAACCCGGTTTCGGGATCGGTAAAGACGACATCGTAGCGCGGCGGCTCACCTGCCGTGATATCGGCTTGTGTGTCGGCCGTAGTGACGAGGGTGTAGGGCACATCGAACGAGCGTGCCGAATCGGTCGTACCGCGCGAGCGGACAAAGGCACGACGTTCCCGCCCGCGCTCCGTCCTCTCCAGTTCTCCGTCATCGATCTCCAGATGCGACGACAGATCCTCGATCAGCTGCTCCCGGATCCAGTCATGCGAACCGCCGATCACGGGGTAGTGCTTCTCCGGAGGGTACTTGGTCAGCATCCCGTTGTTCGTCGCAGAGGTCGCCCAACGCCGGCGCATCGTCTCGATCGCTGCACCGTGTGCGGCATCGATATCCCCGGTGATCACCATCTGTTTCTTCAGCACCTGACGATAATCGTTCTCCAGCGCAGCCCGCGCCTCAGGTGGGGCAAGATCGGCCCGCCATGACCGTTGGAAGCGCCCCAGCAGCTCGGCCCCGATATCAGCGGCGCGCATCTCACGCGCGAAGGTTTCGGCCTCCTGCTCCCATTCCTTCACAATCGCGCCCTGGGAGCCGTCCAGGCGGCGTTGCAGCGCGCGGGCCTGTTGCTCCGGTGTCGCGTGGACAAGGGCATCCTGCCATCCCCGGACGCGCCCCACGGCATCTTCGCCGAAGGCGTCGATGAACAGATCTGGATTGCGCCGCATGATCTGATCCATGCCCGACATCGCCGCGCCATAGCGCTCCGGATCGGTGGTCTTCAGCAGGCCCGAAACGGACTCGGCCAGCTTCTTGTCGGAGAGGGTGGCAGCGAGAAGGTCGTCATCGAGGCCTTCGATCGACCCGAAGAACGCTGCCACGGTTCCAGCATCTCCGCTCTGAAGCATCTGCCGGATCTGCGGGACATCCGAAGGGCGCAGTACCGATCCCAGCGGTTGACGGTGATATCCGGATATGGCCCGCGCTACGAGCCCGCGTGCGCCGAGCTGCCGCCCAAGCACGTCGCTGTCTTCAAACCGCAGCGGCCCGATCGATTCGCGCACCCCGGTTCCGAGCTCCGATGCCAGCGGCCCGGCAGTGGATGCCAGCGAGAGCGGATCATCGCGCAGACGCTGTGTCAGTGCCTGCTCCCGATCATCCATGGCGCTCAGCAAAGCTCGCTCAGCTGCATTGAGATCGCCGGACTCAGCCGCCCGCCGGCTGTCGTCGATCATCTCCCGAAGCTGGAATTGCTGGATACCATCGAGCGCATCAAGTGCGCCTTCCTGGTTCAGTCGATCGACGATCTCGTCGCGTGTTTTCGAATCCGAGATCAGCGGGAACATGGCGGCAAGCTCGTTCAGCTCATCAGATGTCGGTGAATAGCCGTCATCGAACGCACGCTTGACGCCGTCCCACAGATCTACTGCCGAATCGTTGAAACGACGCTGCAACTCCGTCTTTGCAGTAATATAAGCCGCACTTCCTGTTGCGCCGCCACCCCGGATCAGATCCGCCTCACGCTGCCGGCGCCCGGCGTTGACCCCGTCGTTGTGGCCCTTCAGACCCTCGACCGCTTGCGCGATCAATTCGGGATCGCCCATTGTCGCGGCGCGCGCCACGGACGTTGGCAGGCTGCCGTAATTGTAGGCGATCGAGGTGAGCGCGGCCTGGACATTTTCGCCATACCCGGACCAGGTATCGACCCCGATCTCACCGATAATGCCCTGCTGGAACTCGCCCTTGCGCCTCTCCAAGTCCCGCTCGGCATCTTCGCGCGTAACCTCCATGCCCGGCTGCACACGTACGACCGTCCCATCGGCGCGCGTGATCGTGTCGGAGCCGTACCCGATCCGATAGGCGTTCACATCCCAGTAGGGGCGGGCGCGGAAGCCTTCGAAGTCCCGGAGCAGCTGGGCGGAGTCAGCAGCCGGTGCAGAGGCACCTTCGGTGATCCGCTGGTTCAGGCGCGCCAGTGCAGCCGATTTCTCCGCTGCCGTACCGGATTGGAATACCGGCGACAGCTCCCGCACCATCTGCGCCGATTCCAGTTTCACCGCCTGGCTATGGGCGCCAAGTCGTCGGAGCTCGCCGACCTGGTCAGCGACGCGACCCGCGTCAATCGAGGGATCTAGATCGAGCGCTGCGATCATTGTCTCCGAGGCCTCAACGGCCTCCTGCCGCTGAATACGCCGCATCTCCGAGGCCGCAGCAGTGCGACGTGTCACCTCTCCGAGATATTTTTCACGCCGATCCGGCGGCAGGTTCAGATCGGAAAGCCGGCGTTCGGCTTCCTGAATCGTCCCGGCCAGATCGCCCGTATCGGCATAGCGCCGGCGAAACTCCCCCACGATCGCGGTCGCTGCAAGATGCTGCGATGTATGTTCGTCGTCGATCTCCCTTTGAACATCCGAATAAGCGAATTCCGGGTTGTTCGCGAGAGAGCGACGCAGATCGTACATCTCGCCGAGAAGCGCCTGCGCTTCGGGCGTATTGCCGCCGCCTTCCTCGTACAGCCGTTCGAGCTGACCGGTCAGGTGCTGTTCGCGCGCCTTGAGGTCATTGTTGAAGCGCTGCCGATCGGTGTTCTGCCGATCGGTGAGAAGCCCGCGATAATGCTGTGAGACGACATTCTCCGCCTCCTGCTCCATCAGTGGCGCAAGAAGCGCATCCCCCTTGCCAGCGCGCTTGACAAACTCACCGGCAGCGGCCCGGAACGCATCCGGATCGTTTGCATGCTGCGCCCGCAGCTGCTGCATTTCGTCCGCGAACCCCGTCTTCCATCGCGCCAGCCCGGCCTGACGTGCTGCCGCATTGAACGCCCGGTCCCCGGCTGTGAAGCCGAAGCGCCAGTTCACGCGCGGATTGCCCTCGGCATCGAGCTCGACCGCCTTCGCCCCGGCGGCCTGCTGCAACGGAATTCCCGCTTCCTCAAGCTGATTCCCGAGATAGCCGAGCGCCTTTCCCGTCGCGGAGTAGGGCTGCATAATATCGGCGCCCGAGACCCGCCGCTGAGGCGTTTCTGCCAGCGGCGAGCGCGGCCCACGCCCACCGGCACGAGTCAGAACATCAACCATGTTTTTACCCCGCCATGCCCACGACTGACTGACCTGCGCTCAAAATGTCGCCAGCCGACTTAAGAAGCGCAGTGGTCTGATGCTGCCGCGATCGCCGCCACAAGGCTTGCGCGTCTGCCTCGTGCCCCATCCCGCGAATTCGCTCGTTCGACTTTGCAGTCTTCCTGGCCTGGGCAGATCGGGAGCGCGCCCGTTCTTGCAATGCAAACGACGTCGGTGAATCGATGTTGACGTTCTGAGCCGCCCGAATGGCATCGATTGTCGAAAGCGTTTCGTTCAGTTCATCACGGTATTGCGCGTCCAGCTGCGCAGCGCGAACCTTCGCGGCCTGCGCTGCGGTTTCCATTCGCATCGCCTCGATCTGGTCGCCAGCGCGCGCGCCTGCTGCCTCTCGAAAATTTCCCGCGATCTTGAGGCCTGAGCTGGCAACAGTCATTCCCGCCGCAGCCATCGTAACCGGATCACCCATCAGATGGTCACCTCGCTGGTCAGCTCGATAATGGTCAGCGCGCCCGGGAGCTTCTGCCGAACCGACCAGCGCGGATCGTATTTTCGCCCGACAACGCGCGCCGTATAGGTCTCATCCCGAAGCGGCGGTTCGATCTCTTCGTTCTCGCCAGCATTCCAGAACGGCACCAGGCGCCCAGCGACCTCGATAGCCTGCGTCCGCTGCACCACCGCCGCGACCTGCACGAGCTTCCGCCGACGCATCCGCTGCCGTGCCGATTGACCGGCCTCGGCATGGGGAACGAACGGCTCGACCTCGACATCGAACGAAAACCCGCCCATCAGCCCCACCGCATTCTCAACCGGGATCGATCCCGACAGAGTCCCATCCGCAAGGATCTCGTATTCGCCGCGAAACCAGCCACCTTGCGCAACCGCGAGATTCGCCCCGACGGCCCAGTTGAAAGCGGTTTCCTGGGCGAGGAGCAGCGGATGGTCGTCTTCGAGGAGGAGTGGCTCTCCGAATTCGAGTTCGAGCGCATCGCTCCCGGTGACCGTGGCAAGCGATCGTGTCCCGTCAAGGATCAGGCCGTCCTCGAATATCTCGGCAAACCGCAGGGTGCCTTCACCGGCGTCGTACTCTGCCGAGACGACGACATCGCCGCCATAGGCGCTCACCCAGGTCAGCTTGCCTGCCCCATCCCAAGACACCCATCCGACCCAGCCGCGCCCGCCTTGCTGCCTCTGATATCGCGCCACCGCCAGGGTCCCATCGGAGTTGAGGGCATACAGATACCGTTCCGGAGCGGATGCATCGACGCTGGTCGAGGCCAAGGTGACAGGCTTGCGGATCAGCTCGGCATGGAACTCGGAGATATCCTCGACGATGTATGGTTTCGTCGTTTGACCGGTCGCGATCAGTGCGAGGATTCGCGTCAGGCCGCCGTTGACATAGACCAATCCATCCGTCGTCGGTTGAGGACGGATCGGCGATGCCGCATCGTCGCTGATCTGCCGGAACTCCACAGAGCCTGGGATCAGCGGCGACGTGGTTGACACCGGAATGTAATAGGGCCCCTGGTCGGTGAACACGAACACATCGGAGCCTTCGACGACATCGAACACGGTCGTGTTCGCGGGGACCAGCTCGAAGATCGCATCGTCCCGATCCGCCCCGACAAGGAAATCGTTGATGGTCCCGATCGACGACCAGATCACAGCCTGGCTGAGCTGTTCGAAGTGGCAGAACGCGATCCGTTGCACCGACTTGTTCACGCTGCGTGGCCATCCTCGATAATCCGAGCACAGCGCCTCCTCCCAGAGCGTTGTCGCCGCCGGCGACGCTGAGCTGATCGATTGAGCACGACCGCGTGAACGCGGCCCCACAACGCTTTCGCCACCATCGGCCGTCTCGAATCCCGACCAATTATTGGTGATCAGCACGGTCAGCGGGGGACCGACACTGATAACCTGGCCTCGGCAGCCACTGTCGATGCCTTCGATAACATCGCCGACCTGAAGCCCCTCATACGTGTTGAGCGTCAGTTGAATGGTCGGTGGCAGTTGTTCGATGACCGTTGCGGTGCCTGATGTCGGTGATGAAACGGAGGTGATCTCTAACTGCCGGCCGCCATATTTGAACCGGGCGCCAACATGCGCGGGATCGAGCACATCATCGGAAAAGGTGATCGAGATCGATCCGGTTCGTGCACTCGGCAAAAGCGTGATGCCTGAACCGAGAAAGAAATTATAGAATGGTTGCCGAATGGCGCCGGTGACGTCCGTCGAAAACGCAAAAGCCTGATGCGACCAGGTCCGCGTCCCTCTCGTATAGCTGAACACCTGAGGCCGCATATCCGGGCCGGCAACGATCACAGTCCCGGCATTCTCGACGAAGCGCAGATCCGCCAACACCTCCGCACTCCACGGCATGCCGGAGAAGGTCTGTGTCGCAGACAGATCCCGGAAACGGAGAATCGCGCGCTCATCTTCGAGCACAAGGAACCACGGATCACCCGGCGCAGGCCGGATCTCGTACGTCAGCCCATCTGTCGAGAACAGGACCCGGCGCCCAGGCCGGCGCGTCACCGATCCGGTGTTGAGAATGCGGACGTTGCGCGCCCTGCGCAATCCGGCGCGCATGATGTCGACATCGTCGCGGCGTTTTGCTGCCTCGTCGAGCTGGCCTCCCGAGAAATCACGTTGCGCGATGATTTGTGTCGCGATGCTCATGGCGAGCCCTGCTGTTCGAAGCGGTTCAGTCGTCGCCCGCCACTCAGGCGACGCGCCCGCGTTCGCGAACGAAACACCGCCTTGCCCGGCGCCTGCTGATCGGTGCGGGTGCGGATCTCCTGGAGCATCATCTCAACATCGCGGGCACGGCCACGCGCTTCCTCGAAATCCTCGTTGAGGCCGCGAAGAATGAATTCCTCGACCTTCATGGTCACCATTTCGCGGAAGTCCTGCGGCCAGCTGCCATCAGCCGGCATGCGGACATACTTGACCACCACGTCGCTCGCATGATCGCAGCACAGCCGATTATCGACGATCTCGTATCGCGACAGCGGATTGCCGTTCACGAACGCGGTTTCGATCGAGAGCGCATCGACCGGCAGGGCATAAGCGTTGCTGAAGATCTGCGACGGGTTATCCACCCCACCGGCGAGCGGTGCGGTCGTGGTCGCAAAACTCCAGTTGTGGCGGGTGAGCAGCTGGCCCACGGCGCGGCGGAAAGCCGTGTCGGCAACACGCCATTCCTCCGAACCATCGAATTCGAAGTTCAGGCCGGAGTTGCCCGTGGCGGACAGGGCGTCGTTGATGATCTGCAGGCGCTCGCTCATAGGCTGAAACTGCGCGCCCGACCTCGTCCCTGCACCGCACATGAAGAAAGGGCCGGGCTTTCACCCGACCCTCTCCCTTGAGGCTTCATCGATATCCGGCAATCAGGCCGCCGGCGCGGGATCCTTCGTCTCCTCATTCGGAGAGAGCATGCGTTTTGCCGCGCCCGCTTCCGCCTCTTCCTTCGTGAGGCCACCCTCGACAACCTCGTCGCCCTTCATCACCGCCCAGGAGCCGCCGCCGCGATGAGCGGCCACATATTCCGGCGCGGGATCCTTCGTCTCCTCGACCGGCTTGGTTTCAAGTGGCCAGGGCTTCCTCGACCATTCATCCGGGAAGGTCGCGGCGTGATCTGCGTTGACGCTGGTCATCTCAACCTCGCCATCCTTCTTGTGGTACATCTTCACCATCGTCGGCATGACAGTTCCTCGTGCTCGGCTTCAGTGCGGCGAACGCCTCACGCCCATTTCAGGACGGAGGCATAGGCCGTGTAATTGATCGACGGCGTCGTTCCGCCGACGGTCGTGACCGCGCGGATATACCGATAGGCATCGCCGTATTTCTGGTTCACGAACGGCGCTTCGATCCGCCCGGTCTTGGTCACCGGGACCTTGATCAGCGTCTCGTTGCCGGAGGCGAACGTTGCCGAGTTCGAGCCCTGAATTTCGAGCTCATAGGTCTCGTCGGCGTCGGCTTCATCGATGTCGGTGACATTGATCACCGCGACCGCTTCCCAGCGTGCGCTGCCCACATCGAGGATGCGCGCCTCACCGCCGACCTGAGCCGGCGCGGAGGAGGTGATCGCCCCGGCATCCTTGAGCTCGAGCTCGGCATCGAAATTGTAACCACGGTAGCCCATCGTGCTTCCCCATCTTCACATTGCACAGGAGACCGGGGGCGCGTGCCCCCGATCGATCACTTCACGAATGCGGCGTTCGTGATCGAGGTCAGACGCGTCATGCAGTACTCGTGCTCATCGACCAGGCCGACGTCCCATGACAGGTGCGTGCGGTGCGTGATCTGATCGTCGAGCAGCTTCGGCCCCGTGGGGGTGAGCGGCTTGAGCTGAATCCCGCGCAGCCCGCCTTCGCGGAACGCGACGACATAGATCGACGTCGTGACGGCCGAGCCGCCGCCCTGGGCAACCTCGTTGAACGGCAGGATCACCCCGTGCTTGTCCTTGCGATAACCCCAAAGAATCGGGATCGCGCCATAGGTCATCTTCGGGATGCCCATTTCGTCATAGCTCTGGATGACAAAACCGGCGAGCGTGGTGTCACGCGCGGCCTGCATGAATCGCGGCATCAGATCCCAGGACGCGATGATGTGCGACGCCTCCCATGTGTTCGCGATCGCGCGATCGAGATTGTAGAGCGACAGCGGCGCCCCACCGGAATCGGTGGAGTTGTGGATGACGCGGTTATCGAACCGCGCCGCACGACGCTGGATGCCCTCGAATTCCTTCGGATTCGTCGCGTTGTTCCCGGAGAAGAACGTATCGGTCCACAGCTTGCCCGCGCCCTTCACGCCAAGCTGGACATGCTGCGCAAGGCGCCGCTCGCCATAACGGCGCACGATGGCATCATCGACGTCGATGTCGTGGTCGAAGATGTAGCTCGCTTCACTGAACGGCGCGAACTTGCCAGTCCCGCGCGTCGAGCCCTCATTGATGCCACGAAACGCCATGCTGTCGGGCAAGTCGGCTTCGCGCAGACCTTCATAGGTCGGTGCGCCTTCCTGCAGCCCTTCGAACGGCAGCGCCTCGAAGATATCCGAGCTCTCGGCAAAGCCTTCCACCACGGCGCGTTCCGCACCATGCGCGAGCCCCTTCGCATATTCTACCAGCGTCAGCAGATCCATTGAACCGTCCCCTCAGTTGTCGAAATCAGGCGCTGCGCCGCTGGCGATCAGCCTTCATCCCTGTCAGCATCCGCGAGGTGGGCGTCATCTTCGCCCACTCCTCGTCGGAGATTCCTTCTCCGCCTTCACGCCCCGAGCCGTTGAAGCCCGGCACACCACCGTTCGCGGCGCGGCGCATGATCTTCTCGACCGCCTCCACACCGCCCTTGAGCTGCAGGATCCCGTCGAAGAACTCGACCGCATCCGGGCCGGCGGCAGCGGTGATGAAATTGCGGGCCGCCTCGACGCGCTCCGTCGCCTTCGGGCCCAGCGCCTCTTTCTGCCGCTCGATCGCCGCCTCGATTTCCTTGGTTTCGGCAAGCTTCATCTCGGCGTAAGCCCCGACCATGCGCTCGAATCCGGCCTGGTCGACGCCGAGCTCGTGCGCGGACTTGCGCGCAACCGCGAGCAGGGGATCATCGGGATCGACCTGCCACTCGACGCCTTCCGGCAACTCGAAATCGTCCGGCAGCTTTGCCTCGTACTTGTCCGGGGATTCCGGAACCGCGGCGGCCTTGCCGTCGATCTCGGCCTTGACGCTCTCCAGCGTCGAGAGATGGGCGGCGAGGTCGTTGAACTTCACGCCTTCCTTGTCATCCCAGAAGGCATCCGGAATGCCGTCCGGGCGCTGAGGTGCAGCGGGTTCGGCGGGCGGTTCGGAGCCGGCGGCTTGTTGACCACCACCTTCACCCGTACCGCCCGCGTCACCCCCGCCGTCGCCCCCTTCGGGCGAGAGCATGACGCGAGGGCCGACCCCCGCGCCGAAAATCCAGGAAGCCGAGCCGCTACGAGATGCGCCGCGCGATGCCGCGCCGGGCAGGTCCGCTGCCGCGCTGTCGATCGCGCTCGAAATCGGTGTCGTGTCGTGTGTCACGCTTTTCGGCTTCATGGGGGTCATCGTCGGGCCTCGCTGCAATCCCAAGCAGAATTGCAGCTAACCTGCGCTGCCCTTCGTGGTCCCGCACCGCACAGACATCAGCGCCGGGCGCCGTGATGCTCAAAAGCCGCCGGCGCAGCCATAACTGCATCGCTGCGCCGTCGCCTTTCTGCCCCCGATCGTTGAGGAGCCGATGCATCGCATCGATCAGATCCGCGTTCGTCACATCATCCCCTCATCGCCAGGTGGCACACCGCCACCACCCCCCTGCATCGCCCCCATCATCTGGGCGGCTTCCATCATCCCGCCCTGGTTGCGCAGAACGATGATCTTGTCGCGCAGTTTGCGCTGGATCTTCTCCATCGTCGCCGGCCCATCGACCATCACCTCGAAGGTCTGCGGGAAGTTCGTGCGTGCGATATCCATGATCCGGCCTGCGATCGACACTTCCTGGTGTTCCTGGGCCTGCTCGGTGGGGTCATAGGGGACGAGCGCGAGCTGCCGGCCATTGACCGTGATCGGCTCAATCGATCCGCGTTTCTCCAGCAGGAACTTGTAGCGCTTGAAGATCTCCGCCGGCCCTTCCTTCCAGAACACGCGGCCCGGCGTCCCGATCCGGCGTTTTGCCCGGATCATCTCGTCCATCCACTGTTCCGCCGTGGGAGGCGTCTTGCCGGCCTGTTCCGGGAAGTCGACAAAGAACATCCGACGGATCCGGCCTTCGATCTTCGCAATTCGGAACTCGCCAAACTCGATATTCCCCTCAGGCGTCAGACGCTGGATAGGCGACCCGGCGCCCCAGGCCCGCGCCGCGTATCCAGCCCCGGCCTCGATACCGTCGGAGAGGTTGAGCACACCGTCATCGGCATAGACGAACGCGGGATGGATCTGCCCATCGGCGCTTTCCATCGTCAGGATCTCGGTTTCGTCGAGCGTCCTCAGCTCCGGCAGCGCCCGGATCGCGGGACCCTTACCGAACGCGTACATCGAATCCGGATTGAAGCGGGCCACGATCAGAGGGCAGGAACCTTCGCCCTCGAGCTTCGATTCCGCCACCACTTTCCCGGCGACGCGCACCACGCTCTTCCAGACCACGTCATCCTGTCGCGTCCAGTCCCGCCAGAACCCCCACTCCACACGGCAATGCGCCTGAGGGCTGGCCTTCGCTTTCCGCGCGATTTCCGCCGGCATCTCGACATCGGGCAGAAGCGCCGGAAGATACCGAAACTTGGTGTGGCGAACGACGAACCGGGTGTCGATATCGCCGCGCGGCCCGACCGAAATCTCGAGCTCACGTATAGGCACGGACTGACAGTTGATCGGCTCGTGAGCGGCAACATCCTCCACCCAGAGAGCCACCGTCCCGAGCGACAGATCTGGCGTGAAACCCAATGCAGCCGTGTCGTAGAGGTTCGATTCCTTGATCGCGTCCATGATCGCCGTCGTTTGTTCAGTGATCAGACCGTCGATCTCTTCGCGCTGTTCCTCCGGGATATCCTCCCCGGCCTTCTGGTCCGCCCAGGGAATGATCGGGGGCATGAACGTGTTCACCATCTCGGTGGTGAAATCGCCGGCCACCTCCATGCCGATCGACGTCGCGAGCTGCGCCGCATCGTTCTCCCGCTGCATCGACGGGCGCGACGTGCTGAGCACATCCCGGAAGCGATGCGGATCGGTGAAGAAATAGGCTTCCCGCAGATCGGCCTCGAACAGCGTCTTCTGCCGTCGGCATTCAGCCAGGCGCTGATCGCATTCCTTCTCCAGCGGGGTCTGCTGTGATTTCGCCATCAGCTCGATACGCGTCCCGGACGCGCCCCGCCACCCATCATCGCCCGCGTCCCGAAGACCCGCAGCAACCGGTTGGTGTCACGCTGCAGCGTATCTTGCAGCGATCCCGCCGCCGCCGCATCGGCGCGCTCGCGTTGATCGCGCAGCTCGGCGCGCTGCCGTTGTTCCTGTGCCGCTGCCTGTCGCCGCGCCGATGACTGGCTTGGGGTGAACGCGTTAGTCATGCCGGACCCTCCGTTTTCCGGAATGTCCGCCCAGCGCGCCCACGATGCACCGCACACCCTCAGATCTGATCGAAGGTCACCACTTGCCCGCCCTGTTGCAGGCACAGCCGAAACAGTCGATCCGGCCGCAACGGCATCCCCTTTACCCCGACGAGATGTGCCATTGCCGGCACGCACCAGAACCCGAAACGCCACCACCAGCGCCGGTTCTGTCGCGGCGCCATCGCCACCACCACGGATCCGGTCCGCATTGCCCGGATCAGCCGCCAGGCATCGGGGCAGTCCTGCATGACCGTGATCCGCGTCACCCGCAGCGACACATCGTAGAAAACCCAGAGCCGCTGATCCCGCACCCAGCCCACGGCCTGGACGTGCTTGAACCGCCCCATCGCCACCCACCCAAGCCATCGCGACCGAGCCCGCTCCTCGAAAATCAGGAACCAGGCCTCCGGCGCCGTCCCGATCAGATCGCCACCGATCGCCATCAGCCCGTCCTCCGCTTGATCGCATACCGCTGCCGATGCAGCCGGATCGGCTTGTTCCCGCCCCGCGTCGGGCGATCGCGCCCGCTCATCACACGACCCTCGCCGGCGCCCATGATCAGGTATTGCAGCGCATCCGCCGGGTTCGAGTACCGATCCTTCACCGGCTCGATCCGTTGAACATCACCGCGCTTGAAGTGATACCCCCCACCCATCGCCATCTTCAGTGACCGGCAAGATGGCGAGAGCAGGAATCGGGGCATGCCGTCGCGCATCCCGTTCAGCACGAACTCCACCGCCTCGATGCGCGGCTCGATCTTGTTCGTCGGCGCTTCGCGCACCAGCATCCCGTAATCGGCAAACACCTCGTAGGGCGTCACATCCGACGACTGCGTCTTGTCCACTCCGCGCGGATCGCCAAACATCCGCAGCGCCCCGGCATCACACGCGGCACGCACCGACGACGATTCCTCGTGCTCAAAAAGCCCACGGCAATGCCAGAACAGCCAGCGCCGCACCCGTGGCGCGAACGTCGATGCGCCTTCATCGATCCCGAGCAGCTCCCCGATGATCGACCACCGCTCCGCGATCAGCTGACCGAAGATCGCCGCAGGACGCCTGCCGAAATCGACGCCGACGTAAACCGGATAGTTCGGATCGTACCGCAGCTCCTGCCGCGCAACATGCGTCTCCTCGACAAACATCGGCCAGACCGGCGACCCCTCGACCGGCGCGGTGATCCGGTTCATGATGCGCGAATCGATCCAGCGCTTCCCCTTGCCCTTGATCGTCTCCAGGTAGAGCGCTCGCCCATTGATGCGCGGGATCCATCGCAGGTTCTCCGCCGCCTCGTTCAGCCGGTACCCGGTGACGGTCTTGCCGTCCGGCCCGAACTCCTCGATCAGCCCCGGTGGTTGAACGAAATAGTGCCACCCGTCCGGCCAGATGTAATCGACCTGCTCCTCAGGCGTGATGTCCTCAGGCGGCGGGACCTCGCCCGCCATCTTCACCACCCAGTTATCCTCCGTCGGTGCGTTCATGTCCCCGAACACACCCGACCAGGTCGCGCCCCCATCCTTCACCGCCGGGAAATACCCAACCCGCGATTCCGCCTCGTCGAACAACCCCTTCGGGATATACTCCAGCTCGTTGAACCAGATCCCCGTCCATTCCGTAGAGCGCAGCTTGTTCACGTCCTCGGCCTTGTCGAGCGCGAGAAAAACCACCTCGCACACAACCTCGCCCTTTTTCATTCGGTGCTCCATCGGCTTCGACCAGATGAACCGACCGAACTCCTTCTCCGGGAACCACCCCAGCCACGTCTTGATCGTCGATTGCTGCAGATCCGGATACGTATTCCGAACCACCCCGAACCGCGTCCGCCTCACCCCGTCCGGCCCGGGCGCCTGCTCACACGCCCGCCGCCAGATCTCCTGACAACACACCGACGACGTCCCCGACCGAATCGGACCCCGGATAATCCGAACCCGCGCATCCGACAGCATGAACCCGCGCAAAACCCGACCGTCCGGTTCAAACACCACACGACCGAATTCATCCCGCTCGACCGTCATCGGGAGAGGCAGGGCCTCCTTCTCATCAATCGCCGCCTCTACGCCCATCCCGGACCCCCGAAATATCCGGCCAGTAAAACCTGACAGCCGACCCCCGGATGATCAGAGGTCAGGGGCGTGTGGGGGAGAGGAGATATAGGCCTGCGCCGCGATTTTTCCGGCCCGCCCCCCGGACGCGCGCCGCAGCCGCGAGCGATGCCCCTACCATGGCGCAACGAACGAACCCGCAGGGCGCGGCGCGGCCCGTATGCCTCGCCTCGCAGGTCAGGGCGGGTCGCCTCGTCGCTCGCATGATCGGGTGCCTGGGCCCGCGCTCGCAGCCTGTTATTCATCGTCGCTCCTAACAGGCTCGTGCTCGATCAAGGGTTTACCGTCCGCCGCCCTGCGATTTGTAATCGCTTTCGGCCCCTCAGCCGGCCCGTCGAGCTTCACGACGTACCCGGCGATGACGTTGTTGCCGCCGTTGATGGTGATGCCGGTGGGGGAGGACTCGCCGTCCAGATACCGCGCGGCCTCGATCGAGACCTTTTGTTGCGCCGCTGTCGCTCCCTGCTCCATCCCTGCATCGCGGACAGCGACGGCGAGGAAGATGTTGCGCGGTCGCTCGCGTTCTCTCAACTCCTCAATCTCTCGCATGAAGACCTGTCGGAGTTTCGGGTTTCGGATGAGGAGGCGGGCCCGGCGTCGTGTGATGCCTGCGGTGTCGGCTGCGGTTTCGAGCTTGTCGCCTTCGACGAGGCGGTCGAGGAAGGCGCGGACGCGCGGGATGGCGAGGAGCTTGTCGGGGTGGGCGGTGGTGGTCTCGGCGCGTGGCGGCAGGCGTGGGGTGGGTTCCTTCGGGGGCATGGGTGGCCTGCATCGCGGTGGTTGAGGGGGTGGTTCCGCGCGGGGCACGGAGTGGGGGGCGCGAGGAGGTTCGTTTTTTTTGTGTTGGCTGTCACCGCACAGGGCGGGTTATCGCGCACGCGACCCGAAAAGCGCTGTGATTTCAATGGTCGGTGTTGAGGTGGTCGGGTGATTCGGTGGGGCGACGAGGGGCTTGACGAAACTGAGGGCTGGTTGACAACTGTAAACCCATGAAGCGCGACGAACGGGCGGTTGCCCTGGCACTGTTGAAGCGGGGCGAGATCACGATGGCCGAGGCCGCGCGATGGGCCGGCGTGTCGCGGATGGCGGTGATGAAATGGTGCCGCGCAGCCGGGATCGATGTCGCCGCGGCGAGGGCAGCTCACATCGAGAAGCGCTGGTATCAGGCAGCCGCGAAGGCGCAGGGCCGCATCAGGCGATCACCATCGAAGCGGGAGCTGAGCGCGGTGGCAGGGCAGGCGATGCGGCACGACGAGTGAGGGGCTCGATAATTTTTCCTCCCTCCTTGGAGGCGCCGAAAATGATCGTGGCTATGAGCGTTCGAGGATGCTCGCAGCATACCGATGGCTCAGCACGTAGACGGCGGTGCCGAGTTGATGGCGTGTGCCGCCGACGCCTTCCCAGCCTGTCGAGATCTCGCCTCTATGGTTGGACGCGGCGAAGGCGACAGCGGTGATTTCACCGGCGCGGGCGCCTTCCAACACATCAAGGAGCATCGCCTCGACTTCATCGGTATCCGGCGCGCCGTCGGTTGTGACGCCGATTCCCGGCATCGGCACGATCTTGTCGCTCATGGCTTGGCTTTCTTCCGCTCTTCCCGCCACTTCCGCCACCGCGCCCGGGCACCTTTGCGACCGTTCGCGCTACGCTCTTTCGCGGTCAGGCGCGCGTTCGTCTTCTGCGCGCCGAGGCGTCCGATTTCGCTCATGAATTTCTGCCCTCGGATAGCGCGAACGCTTTTCCCAGCTTGGCCTTCGGGGCTGTAGCCGGCGACGCTGGCTATACGCCCATCCACGACCGCGATTTCGAGGCCCAGCGCCCCCAGCAGGAGCGGCAGCGATTCGCGCCCGATGCTCCTCGAGTTCGGCTTGCCGCGCGACATCTCCAGCTTGCCGACATAGCCCGTGGCGAGGCCGGCGCGGTCGTCGAGCTCGTTCTGTGACATCCCGAGTTCTATCCGCCGATCGCGCATCACGGCGATCAGCTCGTCGAAGCTCTCAAGCCTCGCCAGCAGGTCCATCCATCGCCCCCTTGCGGCGCTCCCGGAACGCATTGATCTCGGCATCCTCGACCATGGCGCCGACCTGTTTCCTCAGGGCGAGCGACATCGGGCGCCCGTCGTCGATCCCCGCCGCCCGCAGCTCCCGTTCGCGGAATTCGGCATCGCTCTCCACCATCGAGGCCCGCAGCGCCCGTTGCGCCTCGCTCGCCTCGTTCGGCGTGGCCTTGAGATCTTCGAGCAGCGCATCGAACTGGCCCGCCACCCGCGCCCGTTCCTCCTCGGTCGGCGGGCTATACACCTCAGCATCGAGCACGCTGCGGATCCGCGCCTGTTCGGCGTTGAGCGGCGCGATCAGGCCGGCGCAGATCTGTGCGAGCTGCGGCGGCTTCGGGGCGAACGCGGCCTTGACACCCGGAGCGACCCCGTCCCGGACCTGCCGGCAGGCCTCATGCACCGCCCAGAGCGGGAACCGTTTCAGCGCTTCGGCGAACTGTCTGACGACGGCGCGAGCGCCTTGCGCTGAGCTGTGCTCCCCAGGGTACAGCGTCAGCAGCGCCGCGATCGCCTTCTCGATGTCCTCGACGAGGGGCCGGGCGAGCAGGTGCGTCACCTCACGGTTTCGCGCCCGCAGCCGATCCTTCTCGTCGTCACCAGGTGCCCGATCCGCCGCGATCATGAACCGATTGCCGGGCAGGCGTTCGAGCCGCGACGTCATCCGATCGAGCAAACCTGCGATCTCCCGAGGCGTCACGTTCGGGAGGGAGGATTTCAGGTTCGGCTGTGTGGTCAGGTCTGTCCCGGTCATGGCGGGCTCCGTGCAGTTCGAAAGCGAGATCCATCATCGGATCGCCGCGCCGTGGCGGCGTTTGCCGGCGAGGCGGTCCGGTTGCCGGTCGATCCTCCCAGCGATCCTGGTTCAGCCAGGTCGAGGGGTTGCACCATGGCCGGTCGTCGGTTTTCGAGACGTACGCCTCGAGCCCGGCAATCAGCGCCTCGAACGGAATTGAGGCTCTGGCCTGCGCTCGGTCGAAGGCTTTGCGGGCATCGGCCTTGCCGACCTTGTTCGGGTAGATCAACCAGAACCGTTCCCAGCCATCAGCTGGCCAGCCCATCGGGTTCTTGGCCTGTCGGATCGGCTGTTTCGGCGTGGGGGAAGAGCCCCCTTTAGGGGGTTTGGGGGTTTCTTTCTTATCTGTATCTGTATCTGGTTCTGTATGGTTCAGCCGTGGCTCAGCTAAGTTGTTGTTTTTCCTAGGACGGCTTGCATTTTGAGACTGTTTTTCTTGAACTTTCGCGAGAGTTTCGAGCTCGATAACTGCGCGATAATTCGTCAATGATTCGCCGGAAACCTGAAGTTTGCCGCGCGCGATCAGCTCCTGACGGAACGAATTCCACTTGCGAACCGAGCATCCGAGCAGCCCGGAGATATACCGTGCATCATCCGGCAGGCTGCCACCCTGCATGTAGATCAGATCGAGCACGAGACGGTACGCCCCCTTCAGCTCGAAGGGCATGCCGATCGTCCCCTCGATGAAGTCGCGCGGATAGGCCTTGTAGTAGGGGAGGCCGTTCATGATGCCACCCCACAGGCAACGCCGCTTGCCGTGATCGCCGCGTCACCCCACTGCACGGCGGCGGCATCCGCCATGCCCGGGAAGCTGCGGCTGCGCTCTTTCCCCCGATCCGGACCGGGCGGCATCCGGTGCACCCGATTCCACTGTCGCCATTCATCGCTGTCGCGCGCCGGCTCCTGGAGCATGGCGGTGGGCGCCAGTCGCGGCAGCCCGCGCAGATACCAGCCCGTTGCCTTGTATTCGCGATGCCCGAACCAGTACGGCTGAACCATCTGTGGCGACGGCAGGTCATCCGGCATCCGCTTCATCGCCAGATCGTGCATGGCAGGGTTTTCAATCGCCACACGCGGCACCGGCGCGCGCCAGCAGGCAAGGAACAGGTCAACGCCATCCTCGAATTCATCGATCATGCTCTGCCACGTCCGCCCACGCGGGAGCACCTTCGGCGGCGTCATGTCGCCAGGCCCCGAAAGCCAGCGCCGGCCGGAACGGCAAAGCCGCGTGCAGGGAGGATGCGCGACGATCAGCAGATCCCAGCCATCGCCGAGGTGATCGCGCACATCGCCCCGGATATGCCGGTTGCTGCCATCCTCTGCCGGCAGCAGGTCGCAAGACCAGGCGTCATGCCCGCGCGCCGCAAAGGCCCGGCGGAACACGCCGGAAAACTCGCAGGCGATCAGGACTCGCAGACCATTCATGCCGCCCGCTCCGCATCCCGCTCCGCATCCCGCGCCGCAGCCAGGACGTTCGCGACGTCCGCCTCGCTGAGGCTCAGCAGGTCGGCAATTTGTTTCGTGTCGAACCGGCCCGATCGCCACAGCGTGACGACGGCGGCGCCCTGCATGATTGTCATCGCTCTGTCCTCTTGCGTTTGAGATCGGCCGGCGCGCATCGCTCGCACCAGCGCTGACCGTTGCGGCCCCACCACGGCCCGATCCGATCGCCGCAGCCATCGCAGGGCGCGACATCGCTCGACCGCACCAGCGGCGCGCGAGGGCGATCGTTGCGGGGAGGGCGCGGGCGGAAATCGAGGCGCGCCGTCATGGTCGCCTCCCGTTTCGCAGCGCGTACATGATCGTGGTGCGATCGCGATGGAACACGCGCCCGAGATCCGTCGGTGAGGCCCAGATGAACTGGTTAGCCGTGGCGTTGATGCAGTCGCGGCGGATGGTCCGCGCCGGCTCGCAGCGGCGGTGACCGCGCAGCTCCTCGAGCGACGATCCGCGCTCGCGGGCAAACTGATCAGCGAAAACCTCGGCGGCTTCGAGCCTGGTGCGGGGCGTAGCGATCCGCAGAACATCCCGGTGCGGCGGCTCGTTGCGCGACAGCTTTGCCGCGATCTCGGCAGGCCGGCGACGCCGTGGGCGCGACCGCTTCAAGGTCCGTTCATATTCGGCATAAGTGGTAAAAAACTGGACGCTCACGGCAGAGCCCTCCGCTTCTTCACCCGCCTCTTGGTGCCGATGCGCGCGTGTGGCGGCGCCGTTTGTGCAGTCACCACCACACCGTTCTTGATCACGAACCAGATTCCATCGACCCAGCAGCCGGTCGCGGTCGCGCCGGCCTGGGCGACGATGCGCTGTTCGATCTCAGCGCGCACATCTTCAAGGTTGATCCCCTTCGCGCGCTCCAGATACCGGACGAGGGCGTAATCGCTCATGCGCATGGCGCCCTCCCGTCGAAAATGGTGGACGCGGCGTAGTCCTCGGCGCGCTCCAGACGCTTCCGGCAGGGAGCAATCCAGCGCATCCGCGTATCCGGACGCCCTTGCAGCCAGACGAGCCAGCAATAGGCCGTGGCAGTGGAGCCGTTCGCCGACAGCTTGCCCTTGTGCATCACAACCCGCTCGACGAACTGAAACACGTATGACGGGGGCGTAAGGCGGTACAGCCGTTCATGCCTGCCAACGCCTTCAAGGAACGCGCTGCGCACGATGACAGCCACGCCGGTGCGGCTGGTCGATAGCGCGCGAGCAATAAACTGCTCGGCAAGTCGGAATGGCGGGTTCGTGATGGTCCAATCGACGGGCGAAGGATCGGGCCCGAACAGGTAATCGTTGACCGGGAAGCCGACGCCGTAATCATGCACGTCGGCGGCCTCGACCGATCCGAAATATTCCATGAGCGGCTTGACCATGTGCCCACGATTTGCGGCGGGTTCTCGCGCGACATGGTGGCGAGCGATGTGACCATCATTCTTGAGCCACTCGCATAGCGCCCGCGTTGCCCAAGGCGGTGTGGGGAAATCTTCGAGGCTGTCGTGAACCTCATGCCGTTGCTGCATCACGGCGGAAGATCGATTCTGAGCCATCAGAACACCTCGACCTTCCAGCCGCCCCCGGCCTTCTTCGCGATCGGCTGCACGGCGATGAAGCGAAACGGGTACATATCCGCCGCGACCTTCATCTTGACGCGGGCATCCTCCATCCAGTGGCCCTTGACCTCATGCATTTCGAGCGCGCCATCGGCACGCATCACTGCGAAGTCGACCGTGAGGAAGGTGTTGTCGGCGAGGCGGAGCTTCACGCCCTCGAACTTGTACCAGACGACATCGCCGATGCCTTTCAGCTTCTCCAGGAACTCCGCATAGGCGGCTTCCGTATTGTTCATCTGTCCGGTTTTCAGTCGCCCGAGTGCCAGCACCGACGTGCCCATCGGGCGTTTGAAACGCGCTGCCCCAGCCATGTTCTGCCCCGTTCTTGCCGTGTCGTTGATCTTACGAGGCGACGATCGAGCGCCGCCCCGTTCTCAGTTGCGCCTCAACCGGCAGGAGCGGGGGGCGGGTCTGCGATCGAAGTCAGGCGGGATCTCCGGCATCGCCTCGCCGCCGTCGTCGTCGCCATCATCGGGGTCGTCATCCGGATCGATCTCATCATCATCCATCGGGAGGTTGGGCTCGTCCGGGTCAGCGACGGCGGCGGTGCGCTCGCCGTGGAAGTCTTCGGGATCGGCCAGCACCAGCACTGCGGAATCGGCATCGGAGATCGAGAGCAGGTTCGCGCGCGACGCATCACAGGTGAATTCGGCCTTGATCGAACCATCCTTCACCGTGAACTTGCCGACCCTCACCCCGACGCGCTCGAAGTCCCGGGCGGCAATGACCTTCACCGCCTTCTTCACGACGAACTCGGCATGCTTCTCCGTGATCGCGATCTTGGACCGCTGTTCGGCCTCGCTCATCTGCGCCCAGGGTTTCGCCATGTCACGCAGGTGCGAGAGCAGGAAATCCCGGACATCGCCGGTGAGGGTGTCGGTATCAAACGCGGTATTTTCGGCGGGATCTGACATCGGAAAATCTCTCTCTGGTCAGGATTGCGCGCCCGAGATCGCTCATGAATTCGGACGCCTGGGTCAGCCGGAGCGCGATGATCGCGCATTGCCCGGCGGCGATGACGCGCCAGCGTGGCCAGCGGTCAGGGGATGATCTCATTGCGCAGCGCCTCCAGTTCGCGACGGTTGGCTTCGTTGCGGCGATCGATCTCGTCGAGCTGGGCCGAGACGCGGAACGCCGGCCACCACGACGGGCGCGCCTCGCCCATGATCGATTGCAATATCTCAAGCCCGGCATCGGAGCGCAGCAGCTCGGCCAGCGCATCGGCTGACATGCCGGTGTTCTGCGTCAGCCAGTGCTCCGCCGCGCGATGGGTGACACCGGCGCGGGCGGCAAGATGCTGCGCTGGCTTGCTCGGCCAGAGCCGGCGCGCAACGCCCGTGACTGCCTCCGCGACGGGGAGTCCGCTTCGGTGAAAGCCGAAGGACGTTTCGCAATTGAACGAGTACGGTCTGGTCATGACGCGTCACTCGCCATGCGCTGCCGACGCTCTCGCAGAACCTTAATCAGTGGCCTGTAGGCTGACGGAACATCGTTCAGCCGATCATCACCAGGAGGCACGTTTTGTCTGTACAACCTGATATCACCGCCGAAGTCTTCAGTAAGACGATCGCGGCATTTTCCATCTGCCTCGTCGCATCCCTGCCGCGATCGGGCGGGAACGAAACGCTGGAGCGCCTTGCCAACGAGCTCGACGACATGGCGTCGAAGGCGCCCGACACGCCCATGGCCGAGATCCTCTCCGCCACGGCACGAAACCTCATTGCGTCTGAGCCGACGTAACCGGTGCATCGCTTTCTCCTGTCGATAGGGGTGGAGACGACGCAGCCGCAGGCTGGAAAAAATCACCGGGCGCGAGCCCGATGCCCCGCCGCGATGCCTCTTCGAGAAGGCGCTGCTGATGGCGTGACGGGATGATCCCGTCGGTGCCGCCGCGCTCCTTCGAATAGGTCCAGCGGTAGACCCGGCTGATGTCCACGCCGGCCATATCAGCGACCTGCTGATGACCGCCGCACTTGCTGATCACGATTTCGGCTGGTGTCGTCATGCGCAAGAATTTGCGCTTTCCGCAATTCATGTCAAGCGAAATTTGCGATCTTTGCGATTGCGGTTTTCGCAACAAGCCAGAGAATTCCGCGATGGACCTGAATCGGATCAAGGCTGCACTGCTGCAACCCGGCAAGTCGAAAGGCGGGCTGGCAAAGGCGATGAACGTGCATCAGGCGCAGATCTCCCGCTTGCTGAAAGGCGAGCGGGCATTGAAGGCCGAGGAAATTCCTGCAATCGCGAAGTACCTGGAGCTGCCGGAATCGCATTTCTGGCAGGCAGATCATGAGCAGGTTCGTTCAGTCCCGATCGGCGAAGAGTTCGAACCCGACCCTGAATGGAGCGAGGATGAGACGCTGGCAGCTGCCGCGCGCAATGCGCAGCGCCGGACGTTGCAGCCAGGTGAGATCGTCGAGCGCGATGCGACAGCAGGCCTAGGCATCGGTGGTGATGTCGGAACGGTCGTCGTCGATGGTGTCGTTCAAGACGACGTGCGCGGAATATGGCGCCTGCCGCCGGACTTCATCCATACCGAGCTGCGATCACGCGAGGCCGATCTCGATTTCATCACGGTCGAGGGCGATTCGATGGCCCCGACACTGATGCCCGGCGACAAGGTGCTGGTTTCCCGCGCGTATGGCCGGGCCAGCGATGGCGTGTTCGTGATCCATGACGGCCTCGGCCCCAGCGTGAAGCGCCTGCAGGTGATGATCGGGACGAGCCCGCTTCAGATCCGCATCCTTTCCGACAACCCTCATCACACCCCGCGCGAGATCCTTGCCGAGGATCTGCAGCTGATCGGGCGCGTGATCGGGCGGTTCAGCCGCATGTAGGAGCGGGCGATGGGCGACGGAGATGAACTGGAAAGGCTCCGTCGCGAGATCCAGACGCTTGAAGCCCAGGCAGAACGATACCAGGCGGCGTATTCCCGTTTTGACGATGCGCGGACCGCTTCTGGAATCATCGGCGGCGCGGGTGCTTTGCTGCTCGTCGCAGTTTTTTCCGGAACCAACGACTATGCGCCGATCCTGCCTGTCGTTCTCATCGGCGGTGCCTACGCCTGGTACCGCATCAAGCTATCCGAATTCGAGGCGATCGGGATCGATCCGAGCGACGTCGAGCGCCGGCTTCACGCGCTTCGGGAACGGTATTATGATCCGGAGATGCGCGAGGCTACCGATCGAGAGGATTCAGATTGATGATGCGAACAATCCTGTTCGGGATATTGCTCTCGTTCGTTTCCCTTGTTGCACCAAGGGCAGAATTCCTTCGCGACACGACAACGGTGTCGCAAATGGCCCATTCGTGCCACGAGTATTTACTTGGTCGAGGCGATATTTGGGCGACGCACTGTGCTATCCGCTTCGGCTATACGGGCGAAAGTATCGATCCGAAAATTGTTGGCAACCAACGCATTTGTCTGCCGTCAGAGATAGACGGAAAGGCGCGAGCCTACGCCTATGTACACTACTACAGACAACATCGTGATGAGATTGCTGGTGATCTGAACTCACCGTGGCTCGTAATTGCACCCGATGCCTACTTGGCAGCATTTCCCTGCTGAGGTGCGTTATCGTCACGTTGCTGATAGCGCCATTCGGACTGTACCCTCGAATGGCTCGTGACAGTAATTTGCAAAAAACGCAAACATCTCTCTTGACATATTTGCGTTAATCGCAAATTCTCTCCCCATCGCACCGGGGAGGGCAGGCCGCTTCTCCCCGTCACCACAGGGGAGAGCCGCGATGTGGACAATCCAATTCGAGAGCAAAAAGCGCATCGGTGAGACCGTGGCGGATCGCTTCGACAGCGAGGCCGAAGCGCGCCGCGTGTTTCAGATCATGCGCGCCGGGCTCTGCTACCGCAACCTCCGCCTCACCCGCCCCGACGGAAGCGAGGGGTAAGCGCCATGACGCCCGCCGATATCCACCAGCACGTCACCCACTGCCGCAACCTGCGTGATTACGCGATGCGTCGAGCCCGTGTGCACCGCGCCGAGGGCCGCGCCGACAGCGTCGCCCGGTGTGTCCGCATGGCGCGCGGCTGGACTCGCCAGATCATCGATCGCCGCCCGCAAGCCGCCTGACCCCATCGAAACGGAGAGACACCATGCTGACCATCAACACCGAAATTTTGCGCGCTGAAGTCGCGTCCCACATCGCCAACGACGCCGTTGTGCAAGGCCAGTATTGGAATGAAGGCAAGGGCTGCTTTATCGGCTGCCTTGCGCATTCGAGCGATGCGGAAAAGCTGGGCGAACGGTTTGGGTTGCCGCTGCCGCTGGTGAGGGTGTGCGAAAGCATTTTCGAGTACCTGCCGCTGGATGAAGCGCGCGCGTTTTTTGCCGCGATCCCGGATGCTGTTGATCGCGACGGGAAAGACCTGACACGGGTGCATTGGGGGTTCCTGGCGGCAGAACTGCGTGCTCTGCCAAAGGTCTCCGATGACATCCAGGCAGTTATCGACCCCGTGATTGAGGGGATGGACCTGCTCGCTGCTGGGGGGGAGTGGCCGGAAGAAAGCGCCCGTGCCGCCGCCCGTGCCGTCGATGCCGACGCCGATGCCGCCCGTGCCGCCGCCCGTGCCGCCGCCCGTGCCGCCGCCCGTGCCGTCGATGCCGTCGATGCCGCCGCCGATGCCGCCTCTGCCGCCGATGCCGCCGCCTCTGCCGCCGCCGATGCCGCCGCCCGTAGGCGTCAGCGCGACACCATCCTCGCGCTGATCAAGGCGGCCTGACTTTCGCAGCGCCCCGCAAGCCGGGTCGCAGTGAGGGCCAGAGATGGAGGTTTCCATGTCCAAAGATCAAAAACTAGATTTCCCCGCCGTGCGATGGTCTGGCAGCTATAGCCGCGTATCGCGCCAGCTTCACGAGATGATCCGCTTGCTTGTCGATCTCGACAAAGTGGCGGCTGATCTGGCCTGCGGCGATAGCGTCTGCCACACGCCGGAAAGCATTGATCGCATTCAATCGCTGATCGACCACGCATCGCACAAGTGGTGCACCGAAGTGCTCGGCGGCAGCGATGCCTTCTACATCGATGACGGCATCCAGTGCCTCAAGGCTCTGCTTGAGCGCAACATCGAAGCCGACCGCGAGCCGACCGACGAGGAAGCGCGCGAGATCTACCACGAAGACAAGATGGACCACCTGCGAGCGATGGGAGGCTGACATGACCAAGGTTGATGATGGCGGGCCGGCGTTTCCGAGCGAGCAAGGTAGGGACCCGCAAGGCCAGTGGAACCAGACATATGATCCTGGGATGTCTCTGCGAGACTGGTTCGCAGGGCAGGCTTTGCAGGGATTGGTCGCAGGATACACGGGCAACAGCGAAATGAGCGGCGTTTCGCCAAGAATGTGGGCAGATGAGGCATATCAATACGCCGACGCCATGCTCAAAGCCCGCAAGGGGGATGCATCATGAAGCCCGAATTTATTCAGCACGGCCACGCACTGCACCTTGCCATCGGCATTGATGATTACTCTCCGCAAGCCGTTGCGCGCTGCAATGCCGCCGAAGCCGGAAGTCCGCATGGTGGGCGCTTGGATGGGCAAAACGCGCCCGCGCCCGCGCCCGTCACGCTGCCGATCGATCGCGTCGCCCGCGTGCTGCTCGATCACAGCCACGACCTCGAAGACGATGCCGTCTGCATCGAGGCGCTGATCGCCCGGGGCATCCGCCCGTCGCAGGTCTCCGATCTCCACGAGGCCATGGCCGCCGCGTTGCTCGCCCGGCGCGCGATCGCGATGGCATCCGGCATCGGCGACATCTGCGCGACGATCACCCTGTTCGCCGTCGGCATCGGCGGCACGGCCATCCTTTCACTCGCCAGCAACCCGCCGGTCTGATCCGGTAATCAACGAGGACTGACATGAACACCGCCCCCCAGACCGCCGAGGCCGGCATCGGCCACAACTCCACCTCCTATCTCGAAATGATCGAGAGCGATCCCGGCATCGTCTTCCGCGACGAGCAGGCGGTTGATTCCGTCATCGCTGAGATCAAGGCGCAGATCGACGCTGCCAAGATCGACCTGACGACAACGAAAGGCCGCAAGGAGATCGCCAGCCGCGCGGCGCAGATCGCCCGCCGGAAGAGCGCGATCGACGAATCCGGCAAGCAGATGAACGAGGAGCATCGCAAGGCGATCAACGCCGTCGATGCGGTTCGTCGTAAGGTTCGCAATGCGCTGGACGAGCTGCGCGATCGGGCTCGCAAGCCGCTCGACGACTGGGAGGCAGAGCAAGAGGCAAAGCAGCAGCGCATCAACGACGCCGCTGCGGAGATCGACCGGCAGTCCATCGTTCCCGCCGGCGCCTCAACCGCCGATGTCGATGCGATGCGCAAGCGTGTCGATGCGATCGAGATCACGCCCGAGCTCTTCGGGATGCAGGCCGACGACCTCATTGAGAAGCGTGATCGCGTGATTCAGGTGTTGACCGAGGCGCGCAAGAGGATCGCCCAGGAGGAGGCCGACCGCGCCGAGCTGGCACGGCTGCGCGCCGAACGCGAGGAGGCGGAACGCAGGGAGCGTGAGGCTGAGGAAGCGCGCCGCCGCGAGGAGGCCGAGCGTCAGCGGGCCGAACAGGAAAAGCAGCGCGCCGCGAAGGCTGCTCAGGAAGCCGCTGATCGTGCCGCAGAAGAAGAGCGGCGCAAGGCTCAGGAGGCAGCCGAGGCCGAGCGCCGGCAGCATGAGGAAAGCCTCGCCGAGGAGCGCCGGCGCGCAGAGGCCGCAGAGAAAGAAATCGCGGAGCAGAGGCGCCGCGAGGAGGCCGAGCGTGCAGAGGAAGAACGCCGGCGCGCCGATCAGGAGCATCGCGGCAAGATCATGGGCGAGGCGAAGAAGGCCATCATGGCGCACGCCGATGTGGACGAGCCGGCAGCGAAGAAGATCGTTCTGGCAATCGTCGCCGAAGCCGTCCCGCACGTCCGCATCCGCTTCTGAGGGCGCCATGTCGGATCTGTTCGACCACCGCGCCGTGCCGCTGCACCGGCAGATCGCCGCCGCCGAGCGGGAGGTGCGCCAGCGCGAACGCGTCTACCCCCGCCTCGTCGAGCGCGGGCGGATGCGACCGGAGACGGCGCGCGACGAGATCGAGGCGATGAAGGCGATCGCCGCCACGTTGAAGACCATCCAGACCGGGAAGGATTGAGGCATGAGCGACCCCATTAAATATCCAGAAATCGATGCGGTGAACGTCTCCGAGTTGGAGGGTGGCGGCGAATATTACCGCGTCGGCTATCAGGACGTCACGCGGATCGAACTCTGCACGAAGCCGGGCCAGTACGTAGATATCCCATACGTGCGCGTCTGGAAGGGCGATCATCTGCTTTCTGAACACTGCCAGCACAACGTCATCGGCGTCTACTTCAAGCAGGATGAATCATCATGACCACGCTCGCCCCCGGCTTCCACGCCGACATCCCCGACAGCGTCTATCACAAGGATCCGGCGCCGGAGCCGTCGCTGTCCTCGTCGATGGCGAAGGTCATCATCGATCAGAGCCCGCTTCATGCCTGGCATCAGCACCCGCGCCTCAACCTGCCGCCGGAAGATGCCGAGACGGAGGAGGCGAAACCGACGCGCCCGAAGGAGATCGGATCGGCGGCGCACCGGCTGATCCTCGGTCGCGGCAAGCTGGTCCGCGTCATCGAGGGCAGCGACTACAAGGGCAAGGCCGCTCAGGCAGCGCGCGCCGCAGCCTACGCCGCCGGTGCATCGCCGATCCTGCGCAGCGATTACGAGACGGCCGAGGCGATGGCGAAGGCCGTGCAGAAACAGGCCGCGACGGTCGAGGGATGCGAGGCTTTCCGCGAGGGCGCCGATCACCCCTCCGAGCTCGTCGCGATCGCGCAGGATCCGAGCGGGATCTATCTGCGCGCGCTGATCGACCGGTTCGAGGAGCACGCCGCCGGCGCGACGATCTGGGATGTGAAGACCGGCGAGGTCAGCGCGGCCCCGAGCGGTCTCGGGAGGCGCATGTTCGGCATGCAGATGGAGGTTCAGGCCGCGCTGTATGAGCGCGCCGTCACCCTCCTGCGGCCCGACCTGGCAGGACGCGTGCGATTCCGCTGGCTGTTCGTCGAGAACGAGCCGCCGCACCTGATCATGCCGGCGGAGCTCGACGCCGTGGGCATGGAGATCGGGCGCCGCAAGGTTCAGGCCGCGATCGAGATGTTCCGGCGCGGCGTCCATCTCAACGAATGGCCTGGCTACCCTACGGCGGTGATCACGGCGGAATACCCGGCCTTCGCTGCCAACGCATGGGAGGCCCGCGAGACCAACGATCCGATGCTGGCCGGGATCAGCTACGGCAGCACCGCCCCGATCGTGCGCCCGGTCGAGATGATGACGGAGATTGCACCATGAAGGCTGAACCCGAGGCAGAAACTCGAGCAATCATGCCGCTAGAGGGTTGCGGCTCCGTGATGCACTGCCAGGCAAACCCTGATGGCTACGCACACGCGGCCCGCCCGTCCTACTCCTATGCCGCTCCGTCAAAGAAGCGGATTGCCCAATACGCCCTGCAGCAGCTGGAAGAAGCATGGAAGCGTGATTGCGAGGCACACGAAAGAAATATCGCCGCGATCGAGAACAACAAGCTCGTGCGCGCGCGCATCGAAGCCATGATGGCCGAAATCGGAATGCCTCGGAAGCACTCGTATGTCCCTCAGAACAGCCGTGCCCGCTATCCGAAGAGAGTGACGGAAGACGCCGGGTGGCTGAAAGATATGCAGCGCGAGGTGAAGATCAGCGACGGGTTCGAAAGCTCTCAGCGCAAATACGCCACGCTGAAAGAGCGATACGACGCCTACGCCGCAGAGGCCGAGAAAGAGGCGGAGTTGGCTGCCACCGCAGCGGCAAGGGCGGAGGAACAACGCAAAGCTGAGCGCCGCGCAAACATTGAACTCGCTACGATCGTCATTCGGTACGAGCTTGACCCCGACGTTGAATGGTCCGACGTCCTCGATGCCCTGCGGAAGCGCAACCAACGCCTCGACCTTGCCCTTGCCATGATGGACACGCGGGGCGACTGGAGCGAAGGCCCGTACCGCGTGGCATCTGCGATCAATCGCTTCAAAATCAATGACGATATCGACAAGCAGATCGTCGCCGACGTCGCTCCGCATATCGCCGAGTGGGACGGCGACGGTCGAATCTTCCGCGACATCCGATGGAACTACGGCGCGATCCTCGAAACGATCGAAGATCGCCAACTCGTCGATGATGCCTTGAAGGCGCACGAGAAAGGCAGCGACCTATGACCTTCACCTTCGCCCCCGCCATCCGCGAGCGCGTCTCGCTGCTGATATCGATCGCCGGCGTGTCCGGGTCCGGGAAGACGCTGAGCGCCCTCAAGGTCGCACGCGGCCTTGCCGACGGCGATGACAGCCGCGTCGCCTTCATCGACACCGAGGCCAAGCGGGCCCTGCACTATGCCGTTGCACCCGGCGAATCCCCCGGCGAATTCAAGTTCGCCTTCCAGCACGCCGATATGCGCCCGCCGTTCAGCCCGGAGCATTACACCGAGGCGATCCAGAAGGCCGACGCCGCCGGGTTCGAGGTCGTCGTCATCGACAGTGCCTCGCATCTCTGGGAAGGCGAGGGCGGTGTACAGGACATGCACGCCGCGATCCTCGAGGAGCAGGTCGAGCAGGCCCGCAAGAACCACCGCGGCAACTGGGAATTCGACCCGGTGAAGACCGCCGACCGGCTCAGCGTCGGTGCATGGAAGGGGCCGAAGGGCGCGCATAAGCGGTTCGTTTCGAAGCTCCTGCAGGTCCGCTGCCACGTCGTGCTCTGCCTGCGCGCCGACGAGAAGATGCGCATGGAGAAGGTGAGGGACGATCGCGGTCGCGAGCGCACGGTCATCACCCAGGCGAAGGATCTCCCGCCGGCGGAGCGCTGGTCGCCGATCTGCGAGAAGCGGCTGCCCTACGAGATGACGGTTTCGTTCGTGCTCTCCCCCGAGCGCCCCGGCTTTCCGATCCCGATCAAGCTCCAGGAGCAGCACCGCGCGGCAGTCCCGCTCGACCGCCCGCTCTCCGAGGATACAGGCCGCGCACTGGCCCGATGGGCGCGCGGCGGTACGGATCCGGCTCAATCCTCCCGAGCCGGCACCTCGTCGCCCGCGTCACAGGCTCCCCTCCCGGATGACGCGGGCGACGATTTTCCCGGAGACCGGCCCGCCGATCCGGTTGACGACCTGATCGACCGCGCCCGCAGCGCGGCCATGGGCGGCATGACCGAGTACCGGACATTCTTCGAGGGGATCACCAAAGAGCAACGGCTGAGACTCACCGAGAGCGGCGAGCACGACCGCTGCAAATCCACGGCAGAACAGGCGGATAAGAGATGAGTGATCTCCCGATACCCTTCACCGCCCCGATGATCCGCGCGCTCCTGGGAGAGATTGAGGCGCCCGGCACGGGCAAGACGCAGACGCGGCGCCTGCCCAAAATCACCTGGGAGGACGGTGCCAACGCCGCATTTTCCGGATGGCGAGCTGAGCGCGCAGGTTCGCGACACTGGCAGCTGATCGGTGGAATGGGCGTCGGTGCGAATATCAAGACGCCCTACGCCCCCGGAGATCGGCTTTGGGTCAAAGAGCATCACGTCTTTGATGCGCAGATGGATCACTTGCCCGCATCGAAACTGTCGCAACATGAGCCGCGCGGATACCCGGCGAACAATTGGCTGATCGAGCCGGCGTGCTCGATGATCCGGGCCGGCCGCCTCCGCCCGCCAATGTTCATGCCCCGATGGGCTTCCCGCATCACGCTGATCGTCACAGACGTGCGGATCGAGCGGGTGCAGGATATCAGCGAGGCGGATGCGATCGCGGAGGGTGTTGAGCCGTATGACGGGATCGATCCGTATGTGTCGGGCTACCGCTGGTATGGCGACGGCGCAGAACCCGGACAATGGCTTTCCTCGATTGGCAGCTTCCGCACCCTCTGGAACAGCCTCCACGGGCCCGGCGCATGGGATCGCAACGATTGGGTCGCGGCTTTCACCTTCACCGTCCACCACTGCAACATTGATGCGATGCCGAAGGAGGGCGGGGCATGAGCGACGACGAGATGAAAAAGGCAATCCGAGACGCCATGCACCATGGCACTGGCTTCATGATGGACGGAGAGCACATACCCTACGAGGAAGTCATTGCGACATCGCCGGCAGGGCCGCCGACTGAGAACGCTGAGAAGCTGGCAGTGCAGGCCGACGAGATGGGCTATCCGCTATTTGGGGCCGCCATCCGCGAACTCGCCGCCGAACGCGATGCCCTGCACGCCCGCGCCGAAGCCGCCGAGGCGGTGATTGCCGCGCAGAGCGGCATAGCTGAAGCCAAACACAAGGATACGCTCAAGATATGCGACCGAATTTTGAAAACGGCGCAGATCTTCGAGGCGAAACTGGAGAGGGCGAGAGATGCGTTGACGCTGATCGAGCGTCTTTACTACATCGAAGGCAAAGACGCGGCATGGCGAGCGTCACGCATGAACAGTGTCGCACGGGAAGCGCAATCAGAAGACCCCGATCTGGCACGGTTCCATCGCATCTTCCCCCGCGCCGCGCTCGACGAGATCAAGGGAGACGGGTGATGGCTGATGTCACTCTCATCCCGAATCGCGCGCCGGCAGAACGGTGCGCGGAGCTCCTGAAAGAAGTCGCGGAAAGTGCACGCAAAGGAGAAGTGCGCAGCGTTGCCGTGGTCGTCGTGTATGCCGGCGGCAGTGTAGGCACGATGTGGGAGCGTGAGGACGGCGACCAACTCCATCAACTCGTCTCCGGCGTGTCGTACCTCCAGCACCGGCTCTGCAAGAGCGTCATCGAGGATTGATGACCATGCCGCGCGAGCCGAAATGCCTCTATCCGAGCGAGACCGAGTTGGCAAAGATCCTGCTCGGTGAACGCGCCGGCAAGTGGCCGGAGATCGCGAGGCTTGAAGAACGCCACGGATTGCCGAGAATCGATCCCGTCTATGGCGGAAGGTACTGGCCTGCCGTCAAGGCCTTCTACGATCGGCGCGTCAGGCTGATTAAGGAAGCGCCACCCGAAATCGACACGTCAACAGAGGGAGAACGGTTCG